TAAGATGACTATTTTTACATTTGGCGACAGTCATTCCGTTCATCCTTTTGATAAATTGCCCTATGTAAATCGTAATAGTATTGGACCTACACTCGCCTTTTCAATTGGACGTGATCGACTCGCACGCCTTGACTTACGTAAGTTTCCTGTTGCTGAGGGGGATACTGTTATTTTCTCTTTTGGGGAGATTGATTGTCGCTGCCATATTCATAAGTATGTGACAGAAGAGACTTCTTATCAATCGATTATTAAGAAGACGGTTGATTCCTATTTTGAGGGACTTCGGGATATAGTCTCACATTTCAAGAAACTAAATGTCTATGTGTACAATGTAATTCCACCAATTGAAGTGGATTCCACTATCTGGAATAATCCTGAATATCCGTTTCTTGGAACAAATGAGGACCGAAAGAATTACGCGCGTTACTTCAATGAATGCATTGCGATTAACTGTCGGTCATATGGCTACGGATTTTTTGATATCTATAACAAGTATACTGACTCCAATGGATGTCTTATCCGAAGTGAATCAGATAATCTAGTTCATATTATTAATCCGCATCATCACCATGAATTTATGGTGGCGCGGGGTTTTTTTGAAACTAAACCCTCTCTTCCGACTATGAAGGCAACGCTCGGTCAGATTCACTCAGAGACAGTGGCTGGACGTATTCTCATGGGTCTGGTGCAGCATGATATGAGTATTAATACAATTCTAGATGTAGGTTGCTGGAATGGCCTCGGAACCACTCTCTGTTGTGTACTCGGTGCACTAAGTCGGCCTGAGTATAAGCCTGTAAAGATTCTCTCACTGGAGACAAATCGCGAGAACCTCCAATATGCAAAGGAGAATTGGGCTATTAGACCAGGGCGTGAGATGGTCGATTTTGTAAATGGTCGCATCGCTACAAGCCTAATGCCCGATGAAGAGATTCGTGCGCATCCGACTTTCCTGAAGAATAAACCGCACTATGACCTCTGGTACGAATCTGATAAGAGGGCCTTCATGGAGGTGCCACATGTTCAGGTGGGACAGACAATAGATGTAGTCATTCTGGACGGTGGAGAGTATTGTGGATTTTCCGATTACCAGGAGGCGTGTAAATTAAATCCGAAGTATCTCTTTCTGGATGATACAGATACAATGAAGACGGATAAAGTTCTAGAACACGCACAAAATAACGGATTTACGCTAGTGTTTCAAAATGCAGAGAGGAATGGTGTGGCACTTCTAAAGAGAAATGCCTAGGATTACTAGAATGGAGGCACCATGGTACTGTTATTGTCTAGTGTCTTCAGGTGGAGCGACATATATTGGTGCAACTGTCGATGTAGATCGCCGGTTGCGTCAGCATAGGGGAGAGATTGTGGGCGGTGCTCGGGCCACACGGGCAAAAGTGGCCGCTGGAGAGACATGGCGGCGGCACTGTTATGTAGGTCCATTTACAAAACATGATGCGCTATCATTTGAATGGCATTGGAAACATGTATCAAAGAAACAGCGTGGTGGAGCGTTAGAGCGGCGCATTGCGGCTCTCAATAGCCTCCTTGCTGATCGAACGGCGTGTGTAGTTGTTGAGGATCAAAACTCCCAGGGTCTAGGAGTCCCTGTCGACGGTCCTCTTGGAAATTCTGTTTCGGCGGGGGCGGGGCCTGAGGCCCCTGAGGCGCCTTTGGAATAGGTGTAGACGCCTGGTAGGCCTGAGCCGTAGTCGGTGTAGGTGCTGTAAAGAGAATGAAACAGAGGGCATAGAGTAAGACCAATAGGCCTATAAAGACAAAATGGAGCGGAATCGATTTCAGATACATGGCGCCGCCTGCCGTGGCGATTACCATTAATGCATCCGCTACAAGAATCTTTGCGCCATTCTCCTTTGCGTAATCCTGGAAGACATCAATCATTTCATTATAACCGCGAGGGAGGCCCTTGATGGTCGTGAAATAGAAGAAGAGGTCATGGAATAATTGAAAGAGAACTACACACAGCATAAAATAGAGCGGTGACCAGTCCATGACGCTCTTGAAGAAATAGGTGTAGAGAAAACGGGCGGCCACAACGCCAATCATCAGGCTCATAACATCTGCGCCCACAGCAAAAATGCCAAAGCGTTCATACCAATCATTAAGTGCCATAGTACCCACGGTTGGTTTGGATCCGGCATATTTAACAAGAAAAAGAGTGATAAGTTCTACAAAGATCGCCGCAGTGCCAATAAAGACCAGGTCTTGAGAATCTGTAGTATTTGAAATATCCATCCTACATGAGCACTGGGAAAAATTTGAGGCCAATGGGTGACCGGACTACTGTCAAAGTGTTTATGTCATATAGGGAATATTGTTCCAATACATGCAAGCAGGTTGGTGGCTGGGGTCTTATTACCGCAGTAGGCATTGGTTTTGTAGCGTGGTCGTCCAGTCATGTCTATATGTGTTTCTGTGCTCCACAGGGTGCGTGGGGATTTATACAGAGTCTTCTCGTCATGGATAGTAGTTTCTGTCAGATTCTAATGGGTCTAATGATTCATATGCAAAGTATGTATAGGGCAATGCTCGTAGCCTTCTTATTTGGAGTTGTTGGTAGTCTTACAAAGGTTGTAAATTGGGTGAATGGTGAAGAATTAGATATTCCAACAGAAATTCAGGGTCCTGTTCTTCGTAGGCGTAGAATTAGAAACTAAAATTTGAGTAATTCGCGGGCTTTTTATTGTAGTTCAATGAAGCCATCCACTTCCACCACTTCACTTACAGAACTCACTGCGGTGACTCCTGAGAATGAATGTTTTGCCTGTCTTGAACTCACTCATGAAAGTGGCGCCGCTCTCGTAGAGAGTAGTAAATATATAACATGCGGCTGTCGATTCCATGTTCATCCAGTTTGCTGGAATCAATGGATTCACGAAAAACGGGGCATTAGTAATCTTGAATTTCCATTCTGTCCAATTTGTCGCAAAAATTCAGAACATCCATCTTTACCACCCATCACAGCATTTTCAGTTGCATCCATGAAGTGGTTTTATCTATATGTGTTATCGGCAATCCTACTTAGTTGTATGGCAATTATGGGTATTATTCTTGCATCTTTTAGGAAGTAATTTTGCTGCGACGATTTTGAAATTTAATAAGAAGTTTATTAAACTTTATTTTTTTTTCTGTATCCTGAAGTTGTTTCCATTGCATGGATAGTTCTGTAATATCATCATTGAAAACTTCATCTTTTCCATGGGCACTTTCATAGAGTTCAATACATTTTTCTGGTTTTGATAAATCTAAGTATCCACGAAGTTCTACTTTTGACATATTATGACGACCTGTCTGTGTTAATGTCAATGCATGAGATTCAGATTGTAATGCTGTTTTAATATATTTGATACATTCTTTTTCATTTAATTTTAAAGCACTCATCTCTTCTATTTTTTTAATAAATAGAATAGATCGATTATCTCTTTTGCAAAGTTCAAGATATTCATGAAGTTTATTTTTTACATAATACTCTAATATTTTTCGCGGACGAATATAACTTGCTTTATTTTCTTCATTCTCTATTTCTTCAGATATTTCAGTTTTATTAATAAGATGTAGATATATTTTTTTTATTTTATTAATAAATTTATCTAAAGATGCATTATTCTTCATTGTATTACATTCACTACAACAGGGCACAATGTTTTTAATACTATATCCCTTTGATGAATCTAGCCGGTCTAATCCAATTACTCTTTCACTATTATATTCATCGCAATAATAACAATGTGAATTTACAAGTTCTTCAAAATCATCTATATCTATACTAAATTCTAGATTGCGTTTAATTGCTCCTCTTTGATATTCATTATAATGTTTTTGTATATTTTGTTTTCGTTCAATATTATAATCTCGTTCATTTCTCTCTCTTTCTTTTTCAATCTCCTTTAATTTATTATAACATTCAGCACATCGTTGTACTGTCTCTTTTTTAAAGCCTTCTGTCTTTGTATCCATTTTAATACCACATGTAAGACAAAGAGATTCATCAAGTTGTCTTTGTCTATATTCTTTTCTTTCAATTTCTCTTGTTTTTTCCAAACATTTTTCACATTTTAATTGATTATCTTTGGTTATATTTATACACGAACGCTTCCCATCATCGCAAACACGTTGCCCATTTTTACTTACACTTTCAATAAGTGTATTGCGTTCAAAATGTTTTCCACAATAATCTCCAGTTGATGCTTGTTTATCGCACTGAGTACCTTTATTATTATTCTGTTGGATAATTGCTTTACATATTTTTTTTACTTTTTTAGCAGACTCCTTCACAGATTTACAGATATTACAATATTTATCATTTATTTCAATAAATTCATTACATCGATGAGTTGTACATTTCTTCTTTCCTTCTTGAAATCCCTTTTCTAGGGCTGCATAGGTCTGATGCTTTCCACAATAGCCATCTTTAAAATTAGGTCGCCAACACTGTTTTCCTTTATTTTCTCCTTGTTCTAGGATTGCTTTACAAGTTATTTGTAAGTCTATTGTTGCCATTTTCTAAATAAGAGCAATAGATTTTATGTCAATCAAATTTAATATGCTATAATGAATATTTTATAAAAATGAAATCCGGAGGTATATTGAAACCAATACATAAAAGTATTAATTTGAGTACGCGAGTCCACCCATGCCAGACATCACGCGGAGAACGTTGTAGTTCGTCGCATAGACGTAGACCGTGGAGGAGGTGGCCGTGCCAACGGCGTTGTTGGACACCGTGAGGAGGAGCGTGGTGTTATCAATGCGTGATAAGTTGCACGTGCCAGACGGTTGGTGCTGCTCCGGCTGGAGGGCGAATGAGTAGACGTTGATGCCAACAGACGGGATGTTGGTGTGGTGCTGGTAGGGCTGGACCTCGTTGAAGTAGCGGCCCTCGCGCACCTGGAATCGGTCGTGGCCGTTGAGCTGGATGAGCGCCGTGACGCACGGGTTGCCGCCAGCCATGCCCTCAATGCGCGTGACTGAGTAGCCAGACTCGAGGACTGACCGGTCCCACCAGTCAGAGAAGTTGAACGGCTGCTGGCCCTTCCAGGGGTTGATGACGTTGGTGTCGCAGCTGGTGAAGGAGTCGCGCTGGACAACCCAGACAAGCTCCTTGCACGGGTGGTTGAAGTTCAGCTTGAGCTTGTTGGAGCTCGAGGTGATGGACTCGCCGCCAGTGAACTGGAGAACCTCGATGAGGTACTCGTGGGACACCTGGGCGAACTTGCGACGCTCATCCGTGTCGAGGTAGATGTAGTCAACATACAGAGAGCACGCAACGAGGCCAGCGTTGCCAACACGGGTCTGGATGGCCGTGGTGGAGGACGCCTGGGGCGTGTACGCCCAGCAGAGGTTGGTGAGGTCGTTGAACTGGAGGTTGATGCGCACCTCGTGGTACTGGAGCGCGATGAGCGGGAGCGCAAGACCAGGGTTGCGGCAGAACCAGAACTGGAGCGGCACGTAGAGGGTGTACTCAGGGGAGCAGTTGAGGACCTCATTGGACGTGTTGGGCTCGCCGCCTGAGCAGTAGTTGTCGCAGGTCTCGCCGCCCTGAACAAGGAGGTTGGTGAGCTGGGGGATGTTGCCAACCATCTTGGCATAGCCGGCCTGCTTACCAGGCTCCTGGGTGAGCTCATTCCAGATGTGGAGCCACTGTCCATAGTGCTTGTCGATGCGCTGGCCGCCGATCTGGAGCTCGACCCAGTCGATGAGGTTGTGGCCAACCCAGTTGAGCCAGCGGAACTGGGCACCTGAGCCGTCTGAGGCCAGGAGGGAGACGCTGGGGAGCGTGGCCTGGAGGTACATACGGTAGATCAAGTCACCGTTGCGCTGGATCGTGCACGTGACCTGCTTGCCGAAGTTGGGGGCGCCGTTCCACGGGTTCTCGATGGCCTCCATGGCAAAGTTCGTGTGGCGACGGTAGACCACCTTGAAGAAGGTGATCTGGGGGTTACCAGTGAGGTAAACATCCTGGGCTCCATAGGCGACGAGCTGCATAAGACCACCACCTGTCATTTTAGTTTATAACCTTCACTTAGAAAAAAATTTTGGCGCAAGAGGAAATATTCTTCTGGAATGCCTAAACGGATTCAGGAAAACTCAATAGAATTTAGTATGGGTGAACCCTACTTCAAGATAAGGCCAACAAAGCGGTCTAATCCGGAGGCTCGTACTACGCTCGATGCAATTCATCAAGTGAAAATGTCCCAACTTATGGAACAAAAACAGGGAATTGAGTCATTAAAGGCACATCAAAAACAGTTAACCCATGAAATAGAGGTTTGCGAAAACATTATTGAAAGGAACCTGAAGGAGAATCGCCTGCGTGAAGTGACCCGTGAGATCGAATCGATTGATAAGGAGGATGACTTACTGAATTATTTTTTGGAGACTGGTGATATTCTTTACAAGTATTACGATATCCAGGAGAAGATTCAAAATGGAGTAGAGAGTCTCCAGAAAACCAGGAATTATGTGAAGCCGGGGAGTGTCCTTGCGGCCCTCCATGAAGCGGCTGGCGAGAGCAGTGAAGCCACAACGGATCTCAAAAAGGAGATGAAGGGTGAGAATTTACAAAGGGATAAACTCCTCGATAAATATTTACAGAAGGTGGATCCTGGCCATGCGAGAAATACATCGGTCGAGGCTGAGAGTGGATTTGGTCTCTGCGATGAGTGCTCATCCGAGATGATTTTTAGTGCAAATGAGGCCATGTTTAGTTGTGCGACATGTGGCCACCAGGAGTTTGTTCTTATGGACAGTGATAAGCCGAGTTACAAGGACCCGCCGCGTGAAGTGAGTTATTATGCATACAAGCGTATTAATCATTTTAATGAATGGCTGGCACAGTTCCAGGCCAAGGAGTGTACCGATATTCCTCAGGAGATCTATGACCAGATTTTACTGGAACTCAAGAAGGAGCGTATTACACAACTTGAGGGCCTGAAGCCGGCGAAGATTCGTGAGATTTTGAAGAAAATCAAGGCGAATAAATACTATGAACACGTGCCCCACATTACAAATCGTCTCAATGGCAAAAATGCCCCTGTGATGAATCGCGAGATTGAGGAGAAACTTCGGTATATGTTCAAGGAGATCCAGCCACACTTTCAGAAGCACTGTCCCAAGGGACGCAGCAATTTCCTTTCGTATTCGTATGTTCTGTATAAGTTCTGTGAACTGCTTGAACTGGATGACTATCTTCCGAATTTTCCTTTACTGAAAAATCGGGACAAACTCTATACCCAGGATAAAATCTGGCAGAAGATCTGTGAAGACCTCGGATGGGGATTCATTCGCAGTATCTAATTCATGTAATATCCGCCGGCATAAGGAAAGACCCAGGGACGGAGTTGACCAGGGTCCTCACCCGTCATATCTGCAATTTCACGACGCACCATCTTCGGGTAGATATTATTGTAATAGTTATAGTCCTCTGCAGTCGGTACATGGCTGGTCGTCAGTTGCACCATGGTTCCAGGAGATGTGAAGAATTCACGTAGAGGGCTGATCACAGAGAGAAGGATGGCGGAGGCAAAAATAACGAGGATAAGCGCTGTATTGGAAAGACGCATTCTACTTAACCCCTACCAATTTGTGAGGCGGCCTGTTTGAGGGATGCTGCAGCCGCCATATCACCTGTAGTCGCGGCTTGCCTTGCTTGGCCTAAAAGTGTTTCCTTTTGAGCCACTACTTCAGGTGAAAATCCGCCAGCCATTTGGGGCATTGGAGCCATTTGAGCCATTTGGGGCATTTGGCCGTAAGGGGCACCCTGGAGTTGCATAGCAGCAGTTGCGCGATAGCGATTAAATGCCGGTGATTGGATTGGTAAGAGAACCTGTGCATCAAACGGTAATGAAATAGGTTCAGTCATAGGAGGCTCCATTTGCATGGGCATTTGCATGGGCATTTGCATGGGCTGCATCATAGGCTGCAGTTGCATAGGCATCTGCATAGGCTGTGCCATAATGTCCTTGACAGGCGTTGCTTGAGCAGTAGGGGCCGGAACCGGATTTCCACTTGCATCTTCAAATCTCTCCAAATATGAACGCGATACCATAAGTCCTCCAAAGAGAACTGTGCAAATAAGTACAATAAGTGCAACGGTTATTGTTGACATACGCATTTACTATTTATCTATATCATAGAAAAATAGTAGATTTATTCATAGTCTTATTACTTACCTTAACGCTTACCCATGAAGGGCTCGCTGCGCTTACCGAGGGAAGCCAACGAGGTTCGCGCCAATGCCGAAGCCGGCACCCTGGCGAGCCGTCACGCCGATGGACGGGGAGACGAGGTCGAGCACGGCGAAAACGGCCGCGGCGACGATGGCGATGGCGACGACCTCCTGGAAGTCAATGCCCTTCCGGGGAACGAGCACGGCCGCAAGACCGACGGCGATACCCTCAATGAGATACTTGATAGCGCGATTGAGAACTTCAGCGAGATCCATTATTTATATTGGTTGGTGAGAAATTTTTTGGGCGCAGCCGTCTGCGTGGAAACCCCCTAAAGAAATATACCAGTAAGCCCTTAGAATGTCAAAGGAGGTGAACTATACGGAGAAGGAGGACTTTCTTGAGGAGGACCAGGAGATCCCTGGTCAGAAGTTCTGTCTACTGAGTTTCCTGAGTCCGGAGAAGGTCCTGGCCAGTAAGGATTCATTCCTCTTTTCAACTTTCGTAAAGGACTATGAGATTCAGTACAAGACCAAGAAGCTCGAGGCGTTTCTCGCCGATACGGTTCGCTCAGTCAACTCGAAGCTTGAGGCGGAGGCTGTCAAGGCGGAGAAGGCCGATCTCTCGGGTGTTGCACTCATTTGCCGTACAAGCCAGGTGAAGATGGAGACGGTGCTTGCTGACCTCGAGGGCTATGTCCGCAAGAACCAGGCTGAGATCAAGGAGACGACGATCCAGGAGGCGTATGAGGACTTTCTCTACAAGAATGGCAGCCATCTCGAGGAGGAGTTCTATGCAAAGAATAACTTCAGGACCTCTGTGCGTGGCCTCAAGATTCGCGGTGTTTATGGAACTCAGGGCGAGGCCGTTGCTCGTTCCAAGAAGCTCCAGCGCAACGACACGATTCACAATGTCTTTGTGGGTGAGGTCGGTAAGTGGCTGCCCTGGGACCCGAATCCCAATGCGGTTGCAGAGCAGGAGTATGCGGAGGACCAACTCAACACGCTCATGAAGAAGTACAAGGAGAATGAGAATGCTCGTGATACCTTTTATTCCGAGCAGCGCAAGAAGGGCGTCAAGGGCATGGCGGGGCAGCAACTCCAAGGTTCAGAGCACCCTGAGCCTGAGGCGGTCGATACCTCACCGTTCACGGCCGGTGTCGGTTCCTATGCCAGCATGTTCAGCGGCCCTGCTGACCTAGCCATGGAGCGCAGGAAGGAGAAGAAGGAAGAGAAGGACGATAAGAAGGACTAGTCTGTTTACAGTTTTTTGAAAAAACATAGAACAGATATTTACGCGTAATATCCAGTGGCACCCGCTGAATTCGTCATTGCAGGCGTTACGATCGGAATGCACTGGTCACTCTGGCAGAACGTTCCCTCAGGGCACATTGTCTCACGCTTGCAATCGTAGTTGGAAAAGCCCTGTACGAGGCCGGGGAACATGCTGCGCAGCGTGGGCATAATCATCAACACCGCAAATAAGATAACAAGGGCCATGCCCGCTACTCCTAAACGCATCATCTTAGCCATTCTATTCAGTGTGGAGAAAGCCGCCAGGATTTCCAAGATCGGAAGGCTCAACAGGTAAATTGGAAACGGCCGGTAACATCGGTGCACTGAGTGAAGTACAGTATCCGTTCATGCACCGTGTACCATGTGCACACGGAGGCATATCAACTCCGCACATCTGACCTTCTCTTGCTGCAAATCCCTCAGCACGCCCTTCAATTACATACCAGCCCATCAGGATACATGCAAATAGAAGTATGCATAAAATCGCTATTGTGTCGCTCTTCATCTCTACATCTTGCGGATATTAATAGGAGGTCCCTTGAGTTTCCGTGCTGCACTCGGGTCATACTGGTTAATATCCTCTTCATCCTTGTCGCGATAGTGTTGTTCACTGTGTTGCCAGAACTCGGGTGCTCCAATACGGAACTTCTCAGGGTGCATTTCAGCCTTGTACCAGAAAATACAGTCCTCGAGTTTATTGCTCTGTGATGTGTTGTCAATCACAAGGCACTCGTAGTTCTGAGTACACTGATCCATCACCTGACAGAAGAATTCAAAGGAGGGAAAGGCCGAGCCGTAGTTATCATAGATGCGTTTGCGGTTGGAGGCATAGGGCTCACGGAGAATGAAAACATAGTCTACGTTGGTTCGGAGAGCCGGCTGAATACCGAGGGGGTACTGCATAGTAATCAAAAAAAAGACCTTGAGCCAACGACCGTTCATAAAGAGATACTTAATGTTCTTGTCGTGTGTCCAGGAGTCGTCGTACATACAGTCGTCGAGAATCATAAAGGATCGGGGGTCAATCTTGCTCTGTTTTCCAACGGCAAGGTCCTGCTGAATTTTGTGCATCACGAGTTTCTGGCGTTTACAGAAATTTGCCAGAATAACGGGACTGAATTCTCCATGGATAAAGAGTGGCGGAATCATTTGTCCGTAAAAACTGTTCGACTCCTCTGTACCACTAATAACTGTGCCAAGCGGCATATTCTGATGGTGGTAGAGGAGGTCACGAACAAGAGTACTCTTACCTGTACGACGGCGCCCAATGAAAACGGCCACGGCGTCTTGAGGAATCTTTTTCATATCGAACTTTCGGAGGGATACATTCATAGCGGAGGCGGCTGCCATTGCGTCTCTATATACTAGGGACGCAAACGCAATTGTAACGCGATACGCTGTTTAATGTTTACGAGTACGGTATTTCTTGGAGTGTCTTCTGCGTCTGCGAGTTCCACCACCCAATGAGGCTATATTTAATTTACTAGTATTAGATTCAAATGCATGTTCACTATTTTCTTTTATTCTATGCAAATTAGTAATTACTTCTGTATATTTATTAAAAATATCATTAAAAATATCATCATTATTAATATTGATTAAATCTGTTTCATCTAGTTTTATTTCAAAATATGTATCTAGAATAAAATCTGTAATTTTATTCGATATTTCTTCTTTTACTCCTCCAAACTGTAGTTTTATCCCACCTCCCGTACGAGTATATATTTTTCTATAAACTTCAATATCTTCACCTATTTTTTGAATATGTATTCTGATGTGTTCTTCTGAATGCTGAACTAGGCGATCTTCAAAGTCTACTTTTAATAATTGTAATTTGGCTTCTGCCTGTGTAAAATATTCTTCTAAACGAGCCTGTTCAGTCTGAGGAATTAATTCTTCAAATGCTTCTCTAGGGTTTGAACTTGGATGTGTTTCAATATAGTCTAAAAGTTGAGTTTTAAAATGATGTAAATCTCTATCAATAGGCAATAAATTATTTGGACTGTTTAATTTATCTCTTAACCATTCTACAGTAGTGCGTTCAGGCGTTCCTAAATTAATATCTAATTTTATTGCTCTATTAATTTCATAGCAATGTTCAATATCTTGTCTTGTACTGTCAACAATAATACCATTTGCAATGCACACATTTTTTAATTGTGCCGTTTTATAAGCATACATACTACGTACAATTTTTGGTATTGTATATTGGCTATCAGCATATGTGCGTATCCATAATATTTCATAGTCGGTTTGTTCTGTTACAGCCTCTTCAAATGCTCTAAATAATCTTAATTGATATTCATTCTTGCTACGATATGCTCTAGCCACTGGGTTTTCTAAATGTCTCATTATTTTTATTAAAGTACCATTTGTTGGGTATATTTTACTTAGTTTTTTTATTTCAGGTACTATATCAATAATTTTATTTTGTGGTAATCTACCACTTTTAATTTGAGCAGCTGTTATTTCCATCGTATTTCTTAATAATTTCAAATTCGCAGAAGCACTTTTATGAGAATATTTAGGAATTATAGGTGTTATAGCAAGACGTGCAGTAGCACGTTCTGCATTAGCAGCCATATGGCGAACTTCTGCTAGATGTAATTCACCATTTTTAATAAGATGGGATGGTTTAAAAGCAGTAGCAAAACTACGCGCAGCAGGAGTAAAACTACGTGCAGCAGGTGCTGCAGCCCGCACAGCAGGAGCAAAACTACGCGCAGCGCGAGCAAAAGATGGGGCTAATCTACTGCCCATAGTAAGCATACCACCTCTTACTTTTTTTGTTTTCTTTCTAGAATTATTATTCTTAACCATACCTACTAATGTAAAATAAATAAACGCGTTCTAAAAAAAGCCTCGAATCCTTAACCCCGACCAGAAAGAATGTCAGGCGAGCAATGGGATGCGGCATTTAAAAGTGTTTCCCCACCATCAGTTGTTCCAATACAAGAGGTTCTTACGAGCGACCACATGGTACAAATGTCTGGGTATCGGAACATAAGTTTATCTCATCCGGCGTATTCACTTCTTGGACTTGATTCAAAGACACAGGCCTGGCTCGACCACAAGTGGCGCTGGCAGGCGCAGAGCAGTGAGGCAGGAAAGGGGGATTGCGAGATTACACTCGGAAATGGAAAGCAGAAGGCGTATTGCAAGGTAACTCATCTTCTGGATCCTGTTCGTTGGATGAAGGGTCGCTATGAATTTGCACCGGCTCCTGCCAATCCGAGTCGTACGAAGGGATGGGCTCGGGCCCAGGAGAAACTGAAGGATCCCATGAATCAGGCGTATGTCGAGGCGTTGTCGTATTTTAGTCTCTCTCGACTCCGTGAACTTGATGCATCGCCTCATTTTCCTTTTTTCTATGGCTCTATGACTGCCATTGCTGATAAGTATATGTTCAATATCAGTGAAGAGTACGACAGTTTTCGCAATACTCGTTGGTTCTGGAGGGGTCTTGATGCGAAGCGATTTGCCGTTCAGGCGGATTTTGAAACGGATTCGGATCGAGCGTATTGGACTCAGAAGCCGTCGTTTATTAATGAGGGCGGTGATTCTACAAATTCTGAAGAGGATTCGGATGTAGATGCATCTGGCGATGAATCTCTGAAGGCGGAGTCTGTTCCTGATGAAACAGGAAGTATTCACACAGCCGATAATCTGAGTTTTCACAGCCAGTCTGAGGAATCAGATGAATCTGAGGAGGAAGAAGATACCGAAGATGATGACCCGCATTTCTTTGCAGAGTTTAATGATTTCCCAGTGATGCTTATGTATCTTGAAAAGTCAGAGGGTGTTATGGATTCTCTTCTTGAGAATCATACACTGGTAGGAGCGGAGCCTGGTGATGAAGAGTGGGAAGCGCGTTGGTCAGCATGGCTCTTTCAAGTGATTGCTGGACTCTGCGCCATGCAACACACGCTTTCAATGACACATAATGACCTTCACTCCAATAATATTGTCTGGTCATCAACGGAGAAGGAATTCTTGTACTACGCCAAGCGTGATGGAACCACATGGAAAGTGCCGACATATGGAAAGATTTTCCAGATTATTGATTTCGGCCGTGCGGTATTTAAGTTAGGCGACAAGGTCGTATACAGTGATGATTTCCGCCCAGGAAATGATGCGGCCACGCAGTATAATTTTGGTGAGTTTGCCGTAAAGAAGGAGACGATTGTCACACCGAATCCATCTTTTGACCTCTGTCGCCTTGCAGTGAGCCTTTTTGAGGCCGTATTTCCTCACAAAATGGAGGGGAAGAAGGGTGGTCGTGTAATGTCCTCTGAAGAGGGTATGGAGATGCGTGAGACTGACTCTGATCTCTTTAATACAATGTGGACCTGGATGGTGACCGATGGACGGGAGAATGTGTTAATTGATGCCGACGGAAATGAAAAATATCCGAGTTTTGACCTCTACAAAGTCATCGCAGAGGAGTGCCATATGGCGCGGCCGCGGGACCAGGTGGAAAAGAAGCCGTTTAGTGGATTCAAGGTGAAGCGGGCACCGAAGGATGAGAAGGTCTATAGCCTCTTTTTTTGATCATGTGTCGTTATACGAAACTAAATCAAAGATTTACTTACGGTTCTTGCGTGTACGCTTGCCACCGGATTTACTATTATTTACATTATTGTTATTATTATTGTTCACGTTATTATTATTATTATTATTATTATTGTTGTTGTTATTTACGTTATTCGAATTCAGATACTTGAGATTGCTGAGAACCTTCTTTGTGTTAAAGGCTTTAATCGCCTTCAGGTCTAAGTGATACTCCTTACAAAGATGCTTCATTACACGTATAACATTATCATGAGTCTTCAGTAAATCCTTCTTCTGGTGCTCATAATCCGGGTCTTCAACTAATTCAAAGAGGGCATCCTTGAGGTGAGCCATTCCAAAGAGAGTGCTCATTGCATAGTTATATTGAATATCCTTATCTTTGATACTAGCAATACGCCCAACATGCTCAAGTTCACCCGTTGCCCACATCATCACTCCCTTTGCGGTACTTTCATAGTGATGCGCCATTTCTAGTTAAAGTGTTGATTTAAAACCTCGGAACTCCAGTTTGAAGGTCAAAGTCCGTCTCTGAGCCTACCATCATCACAGATGCAGGGGAGCCACCTGACATCTTTGGCATCTCAGGCATCTTAAATCCTGATAAAAAGGTTCCCACTGAAACAACTGAATCGGGAACCATCTGATAGAGAAATGTCACCATGATGGCTCCAATGCAGAAATCACGAATGGCACCCTTCATTTGAAAGGGCTCATTCTGGTAATAAATCGTCTGTGCAGTTCCAAGTGCCGATAGAATTAAACCGCCAAGCAGAACTGTAA